CACCTAAACCCAATCTGCCAGCAGTACCGGAATCAGGGTATTTGTTACCTAGCACCTCTTGCGCTGCTCTCCCCCATTCCTGCATAGGCATGGTGCCTTGAGCAAAGCCAGTCCTATCGCGGCCACGCAAGGATTGCAATAGCTGTGCCGGGGTCATGAGTTCATTAGCAACAGATGACGTGGTGGCCTGTTCAATGCGCTTCAATTTGAAGTATGCAGAATCCGCATTCCTAAGCGCTGTTGCATAGTCTGGGTTCTGACCCTCCATCATCAGGTGCATTTGACGCTGTGCCTCTTGAATCGCTTGCCCGATTCTGCGCTCGTCAGCAATGCTAGACTTAGTGTAATTCTCCGCTAGATTGGTTAGCTCTGAATCAATCTCCTTGATAGTCACACCGTCTACACGCTGTCCCGGCTTTAATCTGCTTTCAATCGTGTTTTTAAGAATGTCATCAATCTGTTTTGCGTAAGAACCACGCAACGTACCGGCTAAATCACGAATACCCTGTAAGCCAGCCTGTAACTCGGGAGTCATTTCGCCGGACGTATTCTCAACTAGCCTTCCGTATGCTTCCTTAACAGCACTCTTTACCTGCTGGAATCCAGTGGTCCCCGGCTGGATATCACCGACCTCAATACGCTGCATGGGGGAGACAGGTGCTTGACCGGGGGCACTGGGTACACCAGCCGAAACAGCATCAATTTCCCTATTTAGATCGTCTACAACTTTCTTAAGCGTTGCCGTGTTAAATGTTTCCATTCCCCGGCGATGTGCTTTCGTAATAGCAGCACCGATGAGCGGCACAGATTCCAGCTTTTCCTCGGCGGTCTTCACTGCGCCACCGATAGCTTGTGCGGCTGTTGGCCGTACACCTTCCTCAAACAATTCAGCAACCCCCTTCTGAGCCACAGGGCCGCGCATTATCTTACCCAGCCCCCCTACTAGCCCCTCACCCACGTATGAGCCTAGAGCAGCCTCTCCTGCGCTTCTAAGCCTATCTTCAGGGCTAATGGTTGCAGCAGTGCCGGCTGCTGTAGCCGCACGTCCTAGCATGGTAGCTGGACCAAGCCCAGCACCCGCCATATAAGCGGGCGCTTCAGCGGCTATGCGCCCCACAGTAGCGGGCCAGCCCGCCTCCGACTGGTAGCGTTTCATGGCCTCGATTTCCGCGATATCAGCCGGTTCAAGCTCAGACACTAAGCCCTTGATACCTTTTCCCATGCCGCGTAAACCGATAGCAGCACCTTTAGCAAGCTGCTCATACCAAGGATCAGAGCGGGCGCTAGAGATATCTAAGCCTAGCTCAAACATTCCCGGCTTATATTCTGGCACGGGCTTGGGTGCGCCATAACGCGACCAAGGGCCAGATTCAGTCTGATACTGCTCCCAAGGACCGGCCATTATTGTTTCTCCCAGCTATTAGGATCAGCAGGATCACCGCCCTTGAACATATAACCAGATTCAATCTGTCCAATCTTGGGGGTACTGCCACGCTTTACAGAGGGTGCCTCGGGTGCTTCATCCTCAATTGCATCATCTTCTGCTGCGTTCAATCTCTTAGCTAGTTCAGGGCTTTTCATTAGAGACTTGCGCAATATCCGGTTAAACATTTTTAGCTGTTGTTTTCGGGTCTTGGCTGGGGTCGATGCATCATCAATATTACCCGCCGCGTCTGACATTAGTCGCTGCTCAAAATCAGATAAAGCACTGGAACCAATCAAAGATTTGGCGATCTGTTTCATCTGAGCGGCTACAATCGCAAGCTGTTTACTAGCGCCTAGCGCCTCAGTAGGGACACCGGCTATCTCACCTAACAGCTTGCCTTTGCCGATTGCCTCAATCTGGCCTGACATGGACTGGTCAATCAATTTATTCAGTTCCGGCACTGTTGGCAAAGAGGACAGCACCTCCGCTTTTTGCTTACGTGCTTCAGACTGTGCGACCTGCGCCTTAGCTTCCTCTTGCGCCTTAGTCTCTGCGGCCTTTTCCTCGACCACCATTTGCTGACGCTGTTGGGGTGTAATAAAGCCATCACGCCGTGGGAGACTTTGCTTGACAGCATCCGCCAGCATAGCCCCTAGCCGCTCCTTATCCGGTCCCTTGGCCTGTTGGTACATGGTACGCAATGCGTCAACGTCATCAGCCCCCATAGGCGCTGGTTGCATGTCTTGCATCGCATCGGGTTCAACCACTTCAAATGGGGTAGACTGTGGACCCATGATGGGAGGCTGTCTCATGGGACCTTGCGGAGTCATCTGCACCCCACCATAGTATTGCTCTGCTGATGGTGCTGGCGGTAGCTGACGCTTATAGGCTTCCTCATTCTTACTTAGAAGTGACCCATACCCCATCTCATTCATTTTTTGCTGTGCTTCAAAATACTGAGAGCGGTAGCCATGTCCTGATGCGGCTCGCAAAGCCGCATCAGGAGTTAGCTCATTCATATTAAACGGCACGTCAGGGGTCAACCCTTGCTGTTCCAGTTGTTGCAAAGCTTGACCGACAGACCTACGGAACTTGTTCAGCGCCTGTCCTTCTGGCATACTGGACTGAAGGTCCATATAATACTGATCGCCATAAGGACCAATCGCATTAGCAAAGGCTTTGCCCTTTTCCATCTGCATCTCTTGGCCGATCTTGCCGGTCCGCATCCCTGACTCACGAATCTGAGCTTGCTTAGCCATGTTCTCAAGCTGGGCTTGCTGTAGCTTAATAGCCATGTCTGGGCTATATTGCCCGACAGAAGCAATATCCGGCATACCCTGAGACTGTGCAAACAGTTCGCGTAGTCTTTGAGTATTCTCATAGTCCTCAAAGGTTTTACGCGCCTCTAACCGCTTCAGGTCCATCTCCATCGGCATCATCTGCGCTTGAGAGATGTTCTTGTAATAATCGAGCGCATTCGGCTGGTTCTGAAACTGCTGCTGCGCCTGAAGAAATTCCGCTAAACTAGCCATGTGAGTTACCTATATTCAATTAGTTGTTTGGTCCATAAGGACCGCTGAACCCACCAGCACCACTCCCGCCTGTTCTATATCGGTCATAGATAGACAGGCCAGCGCCCAATAATCCTTGGACGCCCTGATTGATAGCCCCAGCTTGTCCGTAGGCGTTAGCAGAGCGAGCGTCTCCATAGCCCTGCATGGCCTGATTCTGTTCACCCGCAATGCCAGCACCAAGCCTACCGAGATCCAGCGCCATCCCGACGCCAGATTGACCTACCGCCTGAGCAGCCCCAGCGCCCCGGGTAGCCATGCCGCCGTACAAACCAGCGCCGCCTGATACCATTCCAGCCTGTTGCGCCTTGCTGGACTGGTCCTGCGCAAAAGCCGCTTGATAGGCTTGCTGTGCTCTCTGCCAAGCATTTTGGAAGCCTGTCGCAGCTTGTTTCTGTGCATAGTTACCAGCAGCCCGTTGTTGAGCGCCAGACAGTAGACCGCCCCTCGCTGCCGCTGTTTGTGCTAATGCCTGTTGTCCTTGCTGTAGCTCAAACTGATAACCGGGAGTCGCTTGTAGCTCGGCCAGATTTCGCGCCATTGGCGTATAGAGCGGAGACTGCTCATACTCTGCCATGCCGTATGGCTTCATCCACTCCGGCAATTTCTGAGCATACATATCAGCCATAGCGCGTTCACGCTTTGCGCCGTATGCACCCTGCTTCATGTAGGGCTGCATGGACTGATTGTATTGATTGTAGTATTGCTGGGCTTGCGTCTGCGTTAAGCCATATATTTCACGCAGGTTTCGCATTTGCATTTCTGCAATCTCTTTCTGCGCTTTTGTGGCCTTGCTACTCGCAGCAGCCCCTGTGCCAGCCTGCACACCAGTACCAATTAAACTAACGCCAGCGCCAGCAATAGCTATACCCGTCATACTTGCTTCTCCAGCAGGGTTACACGTTGCAAATACTGTTGGTAGGTATCTGCAAAAATCTCTTGTTCTACGTCGTCTACATTGTCCTTGTCTGTAGCATGAACGGTTAACCATTCAACATCGTCATGGCAGTAAATAGCCCTGACAGTACCCGCATCAGTCACCCATACACCGGGGGCCGTGACGATAGACTTGTTACCGTGATGATCGAAAACGGTACACGTACCGCGTAGGGCCACGGATACGTGCTGAGACATGTGGGTTTTAGTCACTACCGTAGTACCGGCTGCGCAGTAAATTCTGCGCCCATACAAACCCTTAGCGAAGTGATGATCTAGCGGGGGATCAACCTCTGTCATGCTACCGTCTGCGAAACGATCTTCCATCGCACCCTTGAGAGCGTATATTTGCTGGATTGCGGGGTTAGTTATTTCTTGCATTATATTTGTTGAGCAGTAATGATGACGCTGGGCGTAGCTGGGCGAATCGGTGCAACGTCTGAGGGAAGCGTTTCTATTGAAACGGCTGTGCTATCTGTACACCACATGATCTGAACATACTGGTTGTTTGCTGTTGTAGACACGATGAAATTAAGTGCTGTAATCAGGTGTCCATTGATAGCCCCGTGTTTGCTTGGGACAGTAAACCGGCTGTTGCTGTTATCAATGTTAGCGCCATTAAAGCGAAACCAGATATCCACCTCATGCTCGGCTGAAGCAGTATTGACGAACTGAAAGCTAAACTGAATGTTATAGGTACCCGGATACAGAAACGTAATCTTGTTGCTGTCTACTAGCGTAATGCCGTTTGATTCTGCGGTATTATTACAGTTTACAGCATAAGCGGCTGTTGGGCTTGTGGCTGCTTGGTTAGTCGTATCATAGAAAGACCCATAAGCCCCCACAGCACTACTAACCCACTCGGAGCCGTTCCAAACGACTAATTGGTTCAGGGTGCTATCCCAGTAGCGTTGCCCTATCCAAAGCTGCCTGGTGGGCCTTTCAGACGTGCTACCAGCCATTGTTAACGTCTTGATAACGTACTCTAAGCGACTAAACCATTGCGACCATACAGAGGCTAGCTTACCGCTAGCCTCTGTGATAACAGACTGGAATGGAGCGTTAGGGAAATTCATTTGCGCAGCAAGTCAGCAAGGCTTACACCGTTCCTCGATACGATATTCGGGAAGCGGTCATCAAACATCACGTAATTGCGGGTGCCAGTACCAGAAGATCGAGAGCCTGGGTCTAAATAGCGGATACCGGGGATGCCGAGTTCTGCCAATTGTTTACTAGCCGCGTCTCTTGATCCCAATTGAGACGCAAGATTATTGTATATCTGTTCTCCGGTTATTGGTGACATTTCTGCTCTAAGCGGCGATTCTTTTCCTTGTGCGGCAAACTTTTCTTTTAATCTTTGTCTGATTGCTGATCTGTTTCCGTAAACACTTTTATAACTTTGTTTCAGTAGTTCTTGAATGCTTTCTGATTGATTTGCGAATGGCGCATCCCAGTCCAACAAATGATGCTCCCCTAGTGGATCAGCCGCTTCTCTTGCAGCATCAGGCCATTTGAGTTCGACGTTGTAGAGGTGTCCATCTGAATTTATTTCTGCGCCAGTTTTTATCATTTCAAGCGCATCTTCGTAAGGTTTTAGATAGCTGACCTCAAAATCAGGTCGCTTTCTTTCAATCAGCTGAGTTAGGCTTTCAACAGCTTTGTCTTTATCTTTCCAGTTTGTTAAAAATTTATCTGCAATAGCTCCTGCGCTTTGATCTCGCAGTGCTTTTTGATATTCTTCCGCCACCGGACTATCAAACCCTTGAGCAAAGTACCCACCATACCCGTATGCTTGCGTTCCTTCGCCTGACCCCATCTTGCTGAAGTCAAACTTAGTGTAGGCGTGAGGGCTACCGTGTGAGGCGCGTATCATTCCAGCCATGCCGGACAAGCCGCCGCCTAGATTGCTAGGGCTAAATCCACCGGACCATTTCTCAAATTCTTCTTGCAAAACAGGATCACCGCCGAAAAGACGCTCATCCTGTTTCTTGTTTTTCCACTCCTGAGTCTTAGCCCAGTTGCGGTAATCTTCCAAAAGCTTTTGCAGTCCCATTATTTCGCCGCACTTGCAATGTAAGCCGCTGCTCCGATAATAACCACCTTTATCGGGTCAGTAATACGGAACTTGAACACATAAGATCGAGATACGCCTAACCGTCTCCATTCTGCTCTGCGGAGGTACTGACCGATTGCACCCATCCTGATCCACATTTCTGTTCCGTAGGTATAACCACCATCACGGCTGACCTGTAGCATAATCTGAGGATTGGTTCGCTCTCTGATAACAGTGCTATCAGATTCAAGGAGAATGATAGCATTATCCTCTGTTAGCAGCGCTTGATCGAAGTTAGTAGCGAGCGCGTCTTGAGATGATTGATACTCGGATAGGGGTAGACCTACACCCTGCTCCATATCGAGCCGTAGGCGGTAGATGTGAAGTCTGTTGAACGTGCTGGTAGAGAATGTGTGTGGTGTAATCAGCTCTCTAACAATAGTATCGCCAGCATCAGTATAAATGTTAGCGTCCAGTTTATACAGTTTACCAGTTCGATAATCACTAACTACAATCTCATTCTTGAACTGCGCTCCCCATTGAGCGTAGTGACGGCCACCATTGGATGATAGTTCGGACCATGCCTGAGTGCTTGCATCATATAGCCATGTCTTCCCCTCAGTCTGGAAGCTAATCTGATAGAACTCATGCCCGTTTTGACGATACCCAAACGCAACAGCATCGCCGGGATTCTGATACTGGCTAAAGAGGTAATCTAAATCCGGGGTAGAAACGACAGTAGGGGCGTAATTCTGTACGCTGAAAACCGATAAGCTGCCACGGCGGGTGCGACCAAGATAGAAAAGCATCCCACCACAGCGAGCCATAGACCAGCGAGCAACAACACCGACGTCGGTCGGTGATCCTGATATCCTTGCGAACGGGAACGGAAAGCCGCCATTATTTTGCCAATACTCCTGTGAAATAGTGCCAAGTAAGACAATATTGCCGTTATCGACTGTAACAGCTTCAAGGTTGTCAGTGTACGCCTCTTTGCTAGCATACTGTAAGGGGTCCCAGTAGAACCCATCGTAATTACCCGATAGCCAGAATTGTTTGGTGCCGGTTACGTTGACGACAAAGTAACTGTCAATGAATGCTACGGTATTAGCAACAGGAAAATCAACACCAGTGTAAGCATTAGTGATTTTGCGGAAGGTGTTAACGACTCTAATATCACCCGTCGCTGCACCTGATGCTGCGGTGTAAAAGGTCCATGTATTAGCCGGTACACACGTACCAATGCCTGTGGTGGTGGTAGCGGTTGCAGTAAAGACCGTCCCGTAAGCGGTTGAATCAGCACCGAGCGCTGTCCAGTTAGCTGTTCCGGGGACCGTGATGACGTACTCAGTACCGATAACGAGAGCATTAGTCCCAATGACAAATGGAGGATTGAAGACAATGTAAGCACCGGATGGGATGTTAGCATCACCCTCGATGTTTACAATCTCATTTTCCTTGCGAGTGTGCAGCGTCTCAGTAACCGTGACTAGCGTACCTGTGCGGCTGTATGCAAGGTCCCCTGTTGTCGGGGTGTAGATGTAACCAGTTACCCCATCCACAATCATTAGCTGCAAGCCGTTGTCGGCCATACTGACGTTGCCAGCCGTTGTCTCTAGTGTTCCTCGTTCGATGTAGCTGCCATCACCCCGGACCTCAAGCAATTGGTCATAAGCAACGACAAACAGGGTGTTGATTGCCTCAAACCACCACATCCCTCTAGCTGGCTGATTACCGAAATCAACAAAAGGAGATAGCCCCGGCGTACCGTAAGCGACAAGATCGGATTTATCATTATCGCGCCTGACCTCCATATAGAGATTGAGTCTCTTTTGTGCTGAAATAGCCTTGGACCGGCCTGAGATGCCCGGTCCAAGTATTGCGAGTTCAGTTGTTGTAGGCATTATCTTCCCGTCGAATCTGCGTAAATATTATAACGCAAGAACCTACTTGACATGAGCGCCGCGTCAGTCTGTAAGGTAACAGTTCTCTGATTCATGCGCTTAATGATTCTGAGCGCATTCTGAGCTAAAGCGACTGTAGTGGGCCTAATGTCAAACTGATATTCCTCCGCAATCCTGATGGCCAGATTGAATACAATGGCCTCCCAATAACCCGGAGGTAACTCAATATAACAGGTCGGATCAGTAATCAGCGGTAATGGGGTCCATGAGGTCAGCGTAATCAGTGCTGGGCCTTGTGTAGACGGGTCATTGGGTGCGTATAGCGGGTAGATGTACACTTCCCCAATAGGGAAAGACGGCTGATAGTAGATATAGCCAGGAAAGTTCGTGCTGAGTGTTTTCAGCCTGATAGCGTTATAGTCATCATAGTTGAGTACCTGCATGGGGTAATCAACAGGAATGCTTCCGTTGTTTAGCGTCAGATAAGCATCAATGATTCTAATGGGCCTAATGGTATTCCATGTCCCACCCAGGCCGATCGTGTACGGGTTCTGGTTAGCGTTTAGCTGAAAGGCTTCACGCTTGACCTGATACAGCATCAGTTCCTCGACGCCCCATTGATCCAGCATCCGGTTCAGTGATTGGATGCCGTCAGCCAATTCAGCCGCCGTTAGGTCAGTATCAACGGCGGATACCTGAATCAACCGCATAGCAGCCCGCACAAGGTCCAAACCCGTGTATAGCTGGCCGACATTGCTGGTTGAGGACGGGAGGATGCCTACGGGGTTAGCAGCCGCCCATGCAGACGTATTATTCTGCCAGAGCGTGTCGGCCATTTCCCAGACAGTGCCGGGAAGGTCCTTGATATTGTATATCCATGCGTTCTGGCAAAGGTTGCCGCCACCGATAACGATATCGTAGCTTATGGAGTTATCGACTACATAAAACGCGATGTTGTTATCGACTACAGCCGCCGGTTGCGGTATCTCAGTAGTACACGCAGCGTCAGAATAGATCGTGGTCAGTGTCTTGGTATTCTCGATGAATACCTGATAAACACAAGAACCTAGCTGGCTACCGGGAGGGGTCAGTAGGTCAATGGTGTAATACTTAGCCATTGTTAGCATTCTCCAATGCGTCTAATCGGCTTAGGATTTGCTGTAGAGCGTCAACGATGCTGGGTATAAACTTTGTCGCGTCCATTCCTTGATAAATCGGGATACCGTCCTCGTCAACAGCATCCTTTTCACCTATTACGGCTTCCGGCATAATATCCTGCACCTCATGAGCGAGAAACCCGCCAATTTTATAGGCCATTCCTTCCATTAAGAATTTCTTGGGTCGTAACGCTAAAATCGTTTCTGCTCCATTGCTTAATGGTTCAACCTGAGACTTTAATCTGTAATCAGACGATGTGGCGTAGGTTGTAGATGTTCCAACCGTAAAAATTTGTCCAGCCAACACTCCCGTTGGAGAAAGAAACCCGTAATGCGTTCCGTCAGTTTGTCGCTGAGAGGTTACTATTGTTCCAGAATAAGCAGAAAAAACATTATTTATAAATCTCTGCGTACCAACAGTAGTACGGTCTGGCGAACCAAAATTGGCATTTTGCCCCTGATCTAAGAAAGTGAGATTGCCGCTAGTTGGGAATGCTGCATAGTAATTATCGTTTGGCGTATATTGATAACCGCCAACCGCAATATACATGGGGCCATTATCTGTGCCACGCGCAAACATGGTCCAGCTTAATGTTGTTGCACTATTTGCGATGTAAAACTCACCAATATTAAAGTAATTGGCTGTCAGCGTGTTATTGGTTCCACCATAAGTATTATATGATGAATTACATTGGAAAATACTGTTGCCAGTAGTTGTAGGGACTGGATATCGAGGATACCAGTTACCCAAAAATGTTAATGCGCTTATAACGCCAGATGAAGCATTCGTGTATATAAACGGCAAATTGTTTGCTGTTGGCGTTACTTGCTCCAAATGAATTGCGTTAGCCGAGAGCGCGTTAACTCCGTCAAAAATTACAGCCGCTTGCGTAAATAAGCTATGTTCTGGGTTTATTTGACTGATTACGCATTCTGATTCATTGCCAGATAAAGCAAAAATCGCATTACATGTATTTCGTGTAGTTATGTCCCATGCAGCACTAGAACCGGACCCAATCACGGAGGTGATGTTGACTGTGATGGTGTTTGTGGTTTTTGAGGCCACAGCGCCATACATTGCGTTTAATGCGTTTGTTTGCTGTGCAACGGTCACAATCTGACCCACTGAAAAATCAGTGGTGTTAGGCGCTAGAGTTGTTGTAAACGTCTTTGACCCAGTGCTGATGGTTTGTGATGTATTTGACTGGGTAAAAGGAATGCCAGCCGCTAAATAAATGTTTGAATAAATATTGCCAGTTCTGTCTGTGCCATTAAAGTCAAAACCGCGATAAGTGAAAAACTCTACCCTTAGATTGCTAAATGTAGTTGAGAATACACTGCCAAGGCCTGTAGGGTTCCAAAATGCAGTTCCGCAATAATATGTCCAAATGCTATCAATATTGGAATATCTTTGTAATGGATTGGACCCATTGCCCGCTCTGAAGATGACATATTGTCCAGCGGTAGCAGTTGCTGGCTTTACGTCAAATTGAGCGCGTAAACTTTTGATGGTAACAATGCCGGATAGCACAAACATTGGGTTGCCAGCGCCCAATGATGCGGAAACTCCCTGAAGAATGGTATTAAACCCAGCACCAATTACATTTCTATCCTGTATGTTAATGGTGCTAGTGATTGAATAAGTACCAGCAGGTAAAAAGATCGTGCCACCAAAACCGGCAGAGGCAAGCGCCGCATTGATATCTGCTGTAGTAAAACCAGCTACAGTGACGTACATACTAGACGCAGGGGCCTGCCAAGTCCCATCAGCACGTAGGAAGTTAGTGGTTGAGCCGGTTGTGTTGATATTAGCAACATTACCGACAGCATTCAGTTTCCCCTTATCTGCTGCGCTCATTGCACCGGCTGCAATAGTCGTTGCGTCACTAATTGATATAACAGGAGTCGTTGTGCCAGTTGCAACAGAAATCGGTGCCGTCCCTGTTACGCTTGTCACCGTTCCTGTTGGGGCGTTTACCCACTCAACATCGCTGGCAGCAGAGTTGACTCGCAACACTCTAAGCGAGTTTCCAATATATGACGGCAATATTTTAGCTCTTGCGCCACTGGCCGTGGTTGCCTCTGTGCCACCCATAGTCAGCGGCAAAGTCCCAGACGTTAAAACGCCACCTGTGCTATCAGTAAACACAGCGGAATTAGCCGTGAAGGATGTTTGATTAGTGCCGCCACGGAATATTGGAAGCGTTCCAGTAACCAATGTGGTATTAAGCGCAACCTGACCCCATGCAGGAGTGGGGCCACCCAGCAATACCCTATCATTGGCTGCTGACGGGGTGATCAGTCCAACATTAGTCGGCGTGGACGCATACAGGAGGCTTCCTTCGATATATGGAGAACCCGTACCGTACCCTGTGCCGCCTTGTGTGGCTGGAAGAATAATACCGGATGCGAATCCAATAGCTCTACCGCCAATGTCAATATTCCAAGGGGTAACACTGGTTACATTTGAGCCGTCACGCGCAGCCGCACCAATCGAGTTATAAGAAACGGTTACGTCAGTTAGACCACGCCATGATCCACCGGGGCTTATACCAGCGCCACTAGCGCTAAAGGACAGCGTATTAGGGGTTCCAGCCTCAATACTTATATTGGCTGATCCATTAAACGCCACGCCGTTAATGGTTCTAGCGGTTGCTAGGATTGTCGCTGTTCCAGCATTCCCTGTACAGGTAGCTGCGGTTGTTGCGTTCTGGACTGTAGTCGCACCAATAGCGCCGACTATATCAGCGGCGTTGGCCGTCGATATAGCGCTAGTTCCGTTACCCTTGAGGATGCCTGTAATCGTGCTTACGCCTAAGCCGCCATTCGAGACAGTCACAGGGGTTGCAAGTGAGAACTGAGAGCCTATTAGATTCAGGCCTGTACCGGCTGTATATGACGCGGATGCACCAAATAGCGCGAATCTTATCTCATCAACACCTAGTACACCGCTAGAGGGGATTGTAGCCGCCCACGTGCTGCTAGCGTTGACAGTACCGTTAGTGATGAATACCGTTGCGCCGTACAGTTCGCTCCATGTGTCAGCGTCGGCTGTTCTGGTCCACGGACCACCAGAAACGGCCAAGTAGATGCCGTTAGTTGCAGGTGAACCCTGATCCTTAACTAGCACTCGATCAAGGTTATTAAGCGCAACACCGTCAACCGTTTGCAAACCAGAAAGGGTGATGTTGCCCGTTGTAGCCGCCCGACACGCGGTCTTGATCTTCAGGCCGGTAGCAGCCGCGTCCACATAGGCTTTATTAGCGCCATCAGTGCCAATGGTGGGGGATGCGACATTAAGAATCCGGTTAGAACCCACATTCAGGTTGCCGGTCATGGCGATACTGCCATCCGCTGCAACAGCACCCACGTCACTCGCTGTTAGAGTGTCCCAAATAGGCGCTAGAGCGCCCTGAGAGCGCAGATATTGCCCGCTTAGACCGTTGGTGACATAGCTAGTGGTGTTAACGCCTGACTGATACAGGAGGTTTCCAGCGACCCCGCCTAAGACAGCGTTAGCAGTACCGGCTGTCCCAGCAGCCGGGACTGAATTGCTCCAAAAAGGAGCAGAGAGGCCACCGGAGACTAGCACTTGACCGGGAGTACCAGCAGGAACAAACGAGGTGCTATTGAGATCAGCCTGATATGGAAGTTGACCCAAGCCACCGCCACCGATATTGGTGGCCTGTGCTGAAAACGAGGAAAATGGGATAGTATTGACCCATGTCGGCGGGAGAGTACCGTTAGAAGACAGTACATATCCAACGGGGCCAGCCGTAGTAAACGCCGTGTTATTAGAGGATGACTGATAAGGGATGGTACCGGCAGATCCACCATAAAGGTTATTAGCGGATTCTGATACTAGACCCGTGATACTGGCCGCTGTAAAGCTTAGAGATAACCCAGATTCGTTACCATCACCATCCAGCACTTTCTTCAGGTCAGCGCTTAGCCCCCCATCAATCTGTAATAGGTTGCTGTATGTTTGGTTCTGATATAACGGACCGAGATTAGCCATAATACTTACTCTGAAAAATAATTAAGCGTCAACAGGCTCAACAGGAGGAACTAGGTTAGCCCCATCGTCACGAGCCATCGCCCTGTTAATGTAGTCTGAGAATAGCGCTTCATGCACCGTCGCTACCGGGATCGTTTCGCCGGTCAGTTCCAAGGTTTCTGGATCGCGCAGTTCGATGATGCCTTCGGGGTCTACCGTGTAATTGATACTGCCCAGCATCTGGCGTATCTGCCCGTCATTGAGGTTGATAACGCTCTCCTCGTTGTAGCAAACAGACGGCGGTCCACCCAGCGTGTTTGCAATCGTGATCTGCCATGCTCGTTGCCAAGAAGTGCCTGAGACGGTTTGTTCTTTGTAATCGGCCATTAGTTAATCCTCCTGATGTTTGGGTTTGTTTTTGACACGGGTCGTTACACCGTTTTTTCTTTGCTCCACGTAACCACCCGGTTTGATTGAGATTTTGTTCAGCGTCTCTGGCTTGGTCAGATCAACCTTTTTACCGTCGATGGTAAGCATCAGTTAATACTATGCTGTATTGCTCTAGGAACTGATAACAGTTATTTTGCATTGCCCGTACTGTCCCCCGCTACTGAATGTCAAAGTAATCGTATTTGAAGACCCAGATGCAGTAACAGTAACACCAGAGGTTGTTGCAGAAGCAACGCTAGAAAACGCCCATGTAGAGTTGCCATTTCGCAGTCCTATAATAAAATAGGAACTAGCAGCCCCCGGTGCGGAGCTTGTGCAAATTTGCATTTGTACACTTAATGTGGCCCCGGAAGAAACTACAAGCGTTGGAAAAACTGTAGCTAAATTGATAGTTGTAGAAGATACATTAGACCATATTACGGAATTATCGCCTGCATTGGCCCCAGACCATGAAACTTTTTGTCCCGGTGTTCCAGTATACCCAACCAACAAATCCCCCGCCGCTGTCAGGGTCATCTTGGGGTCGCCGAAACTTCCTGATCCGTTAATTAAACTCCCTGCTGTGCCGGAGGGGGCGGTGAACCATCGGTGTTGGCCGCTGACCTGTTCGGTTTGGCTTGCAAAATTATTGGATGTATAAATCCAGTTTGATCCATTAAAAAAAGCGTTTGCCGTGTGATTAAGCACATGGGTCGTGCTTGCTACATAAGCATTGCCTTTAAGCTGGAAAACATTGCTTACACCACTCCAAGCACTCGGCGTAACTCCCAGTCCGAGGTTGCCGGAGGAGTCAACACGCAAAAATTCAGTGGAATTGCCGCCGTTGGAAAGCACAAAACCATCTGTTGTGCTGCTTGGTGTGCGAATTTGATAACCCGTTCCGTTGCTGTTGTTGCCGGCAACAGCGAGCGCAGCAAACCAAACCCGAGCACGTCCATCGAACGATGTGGATAAATCCAACTTATAAGCAGGAGAACTCGTCCCAATCCCCACGTTGCCAGACGCATCCTTGTAAATCTGGTTAGTGCCGATGGCGATAACGCCCGTACCGCCCGTGAGCGTGCCGGTATAGCCAAGATTAGTGAAGTTACCCGCCGCAGGGGATGAGCCGCCGATAGCCGGAGGCGAGGCGAGGTAGTTACTAAAACCCGTACCGGAGACGGTAGAGCTTGCTGACAGCGTAGTGAATGATCCAGATGCACCACTAATGGCACCGCCCGTAATAGATACACTGTTAGCGTTCTGCGTTGCGAGAGTTCCTAACTCTAGGCTAGTGCGACCAGTCGCCGCAACCAGTCCAGTCGCACCGCCATCCCACTTTAGCCGATCAGCATAGGCTGTATCCCAGTTAGCTTGGGAGGCATTGGTGGGGAGAGAGTAACCAGACGTGTATGTGATCGCTAGGGTTCCAGACGTGGTAATAGGGGAACCGCTCACTGTGAGTCCAGTAGGTGCTGTTAATGCAACGTCCGTGACGGTACCGGATGAGATAACGGTATCCAGCGCCCATGAGTTAACGCCGGTTTTCTTCAAAAATCCGCTAGTGCCGGTTAATCCTGCAATCGCAGCCAAGTCTAAGTCATACGCTTGTACGGATGACCCTATGTCCGTTGTTACCAGCAGTGTTTTAGAGGCTGGAATGGTTGTGCCATTAAGCGTGGTTGCACTCGATGACGTAAGAGACGTGAACGCACCGCTTTGCGCTGTGGTTGAGCCAATCACCACATTGTCCATTGTGCCTAGGCCCACAGGAGCTACCGTCATACCACCACCGGGAAGCATGTTTATGCGTCCTGAACCAGTAGGGGATAGAGTGATATTTTTGCTGGCAGGTGATGCAGTCAGTGATCCGCTGATTACTACGTCAACAAAATCAGCGTCATTTGGCGTATCTGAGCCGATATAATCAGGGGCTTTTAATACTTCGTTTACAAGCAAGTCAGGGGTGACTTTTTGAGTCACCCCTGTATGCACGATAGGCAAAACATCAACATTTGCACTTACAGCAGTTGCTGATGGTAACTGGGAAATCTTGATGTTTGCCATAACGGTTTACTCGTCTTCAGATGCAACAGCAGGAGCAGGAATCTGCGGGGACGCTTCCTGCTGGATCGCGTTAATCAGGGGTGCAACCTGTTCAAACGGCTGTTTACCGAGGTAGGTCAGGACAGCGTTTACAACATTGATTGACAGCTCAATTTTCTCAGGCATTGTTATTGCTCCATTAGGATAAGAATTTCAACTTATACAGCGTGGTCTGATATAGCCCCACGATCTCATCGACGATATTCTGAATAGATGATTCATCACTCAGATTTTTTCTATTTTTCTCGATCCACGCTAAATGTGATCTCAAAATAGAATCAACACTGCCATTGGCAGTATTCTTTATTTGGGGAATGGTAATCAGCTTCCCCTCACAGCCTTGATAAGCCTCGGCTATCTTGTCTGCAAACTCTATGATAGCGGGATAAAACTCACCGAGAGCCATGTGTTGCGCATAGGATTTCGTTTTCAGATGTTCCCTATGCGTGATATCCCTTGCCATGAACAACAAGGCGATAAACTCACCCATGTAGCACCCATCCACGTGATAACATCCTGTCTCGCTCTGTAACGCTGTGTACGCGCATTAACCGTTTAGAAGGACGTGAGCTAGGGTCTAATAGCAAAAATGCCTCAGGAGCGCTTTTAGGAGCTTCTAACGGCATTTCTGATGTAAATTCTTGAGCTTGTGGCTCCATGTCTTCAGGTCTCACTTTGCGTGGTCTACCCATAACATTCGCTTATAGAAATGGGGGGCTTGTGGCCCCCCATTACGTGCTGATCAGCTAGAGAGCGGAATAGCGCCTGCGTTCATCGGATCGTTGACACCGAAAGTGGTGACACTGGATGCGACAGGGAACGGACGTGTTACGCGCACTAGATAGGTGCTGTTACTAGGGGTAAGAGCACCTGCTGACGGATTGTTGATAACAATCGTAACCGTATTAGCAGCAGATACATAAGCGGCTACTGCATAAGCAGCCACGCCTGTAGCGCCACTAACGCTCACGTGATCACCAGCCGCTACACCACTTACAGTGGAAGTAAATGCGGTAGAAGCACCAGCAGCAATAGATGCTGGGGTAATGGTGGCGGTTACAACAGCTTCGCCACGTGTAAGTGACTCAGCTACAATATTTGGACCGGGATTAGACATATAACCTCCTATTAGCCAGTAATGCGGGTTGCGAGTTCAGGATAGACGGTTGACCATCCATAGAGAACGTCGAGACGGCAAGGCAACTGATCGCTGTTAATGTCGTACTGACGAACCAGACGAATCGAGATACCATCAGCCGAAGCACGGCCAGCCATATCGACACCCTGCGGCAAGATAAGGTCAGCAGTCCCCAGAGCAAATGCATCTTTGTGGAAAGCAATCGCGTTAGGCAGGTTAGTATTGACGCCAGAAATAACGGTTGCAGAGGCAGAAGGAATAGCACCGTTGGCGCTAGTCACGTTCTGGAACTGGCCACCAAACACCGGGGTCGGGAAGACCTGAAGACTGGTCGCACCAGCCCCAGCCGCCGCAGTGACCACGAAGTTACGCAGCGCACCAGTAGACTGACGATTTTGTGGGTTGACCGCAAAGACACCGGGAATAGTGAATACTGAACCTACAGGCAGAGTGCCGACAAGCGCAGAGATGGTCAGAGCAAAAGAGGTCTGTGCGTTATTTGGGATGGTCCCGCCAGCCTGTGCTGAAGTGGTGAAGCCAGTCGAAGACCCCGCAGCAAAATTGCCGACGTTCTGATCCATTGCGAAGTTAAACCCGAGAGTGCTATCGCCCAATGCACCTTTTTCAAAGATACGGGAGATAGTGCCGGTCGGATTAAACAGGTTAGTAAGGCCGGAAACGATACCTACCTCGACAGTCGGATCGACAACAATGTTGCGCTCCTCGTCAACCGGGGCAGCTTCCTGATTTAGTCTAGCGCGAGCAGCAAGAATAGCCGCCGTAGCCTGTGCCTGAGTAGGGGTGCCAGTCAATACGCCCGGAGTGCCGACCATATTGTAGACGTTCAAGAACTGTTGAAGCCCGTCATAGTCGATCTTATTGGCAATAGCCGCTACTGCTGGCTTGATGAAGCGATTAGAAAAATCACTAATGTTCATCGTCATGTCTTGGGTGGTAAACGCCATATCAACATGAAACTGGGTATCCAGTGTCAACGGTACATAGGTTTCAACCGAGGATTCGACCTGCAGTGCGGGGCCAGTGGACCCTACATAGCGCGGGGGTTTACGCAGATTGATAGTAGTACCGATTTTGGCACCCTCAATCGCAAACTTGTTGTCATACTGGCGAGAAACAGCGCGGGTGAAAACCAGATGATTCTGCAGAATACGCAGAGCTTCATTGGTAATCATGCTAATGGTAAGCAGATTATTAGTAGCCATAAGTGGCGCCTCCTAAAGAAAAAATAAAAGTGGATAGCCTTTTATTTCGTCCAGACAGGAGCCGCTCCCTCGAATGGTCTGACCTTGCCGCAATGATTCACGGCTAGATGAATCACTGGTGAATGCTTTATATCACAAAAGCAAAAAAGGCGCTAGTATTTCATAGCGCCTTCGAGGTAGAGCAATAAACAGCCTCCTTTTTGGGAGGCTGTTTAAGGTAACATAATTTACCGCTTATATTGGGCTTGACGTGCTGCCCTCTCATCAGCATTACGCGCTGCGATGTAATCTTCCGTACTCATTTGAGAGTAGTCCTTGGCATTTCCCGGCGTATTTCCTACTACAGAGATAGGCTTGATCGGCGTGGGCGTGTTGCTAATCTTGCGTGGTGCGCGGTTGATTATCTCGGCCAGCCTCATCCCAGCCTGTATAGGATTCATGTTCGCTATCTCATACGCAACATCCAAGTTTTTTCCAAGCGTGTAAGCGATCTCTGGCCCATTATCCAAGCCTAACAGCGCTTGTCGAATGGTCTGATTCTGCGCGAGCATGGGATCAGACGTAATTTGCTCAATCACTCCATCATAATCACTGTATCTGGCTCTCGCAGCCGCTTCTGCTGTCTCCAGCTTACGCTGTTGCTCCGCTAAAGCCTGACGCTGCATAGTCTCCTGCTGCTCTTGCTTAACAGCCTCAATAGCTTCCATCTTGGCTGATTCGCGTGTATACGTCATCATGTCACGCATATAGCGGGGATCGAACTCGCCGCCCACATAGTCATCAGCATTGGGCGCAACAGGGCCTTGGACCGCCTGTGGTGCGTTATTTTGCGAGAATTGGCGCAGCATCTGCTCTTGCTGCTCCAAAACCTTTTCAAGCCTCTCGGCCTGTCTGCGGGCCTCATGCTTATCTCGCGTTAGCTCGTCGATCCTGCGCTTATACCAAGGGTCTTTTTCGGCCTTGGGTTCAGGAACTTCTTCACCCTCCGATTGTCCAGCGTCCTCCACTTCCACCGGGTTTTCATCGGTGAGTTCGGCAGGTACATCGTCAATAATTGTTTCTGCTGTGCTTTCGATAATGTCATCGCTCATATTGCCCTCTAGTGTTTACTGTTGCTCTGGCTTCTGTGCGCCCGTTAGCGCGGCGGTATCGGGTTTACGTGTCATTGCCCCGGGTCCACGTGTAGCGCCTTGTGGTGCGCCTTGTGGTGGCTCTGGTGGTGCTTGCATAGCGGCTTGCATGGCCTGTTGCTCTAACTGCTCGAATTGCGCGTCTTCTTCTGCGAATGTTGGGGTAGTTTGACCAAGCATCTTAATCAGATTAGTCTGAATTAGCTGCTCTAATCCTGTGGTCTGCGTCATCAGTCCGGCCTCTGCTTGCATTCGCTTGGTCTGACTATCAAACCACTCACGTTCCTTGTCTTGAATGGCCAGTATCCGCTCATCACGTAAATACTGTAATTCCTGACTCATTTGCTCCATTTGGCCAGCCATTTGATCCATCATGCGTTGGGCCTGAATAACGCTAGGATCGACCTTTTCTCCTTGTGCTGTTGGCTGTAGTTCAGGCGGTAACAGCATTTTCAAGCGCTTGGCTATCTCGTCTGCCCCCGGCCAGTCCATATTCTTCATCATCAGGTCCCCGATGGTCTGGAATAGCTGCGGGTTAGCCTGTGTGAGTGCTAGCATCATGTTAGCCGCTTCATCGCGCTTGGTAGCGTAGCTGGGGCCAGCATCGCATACCACGTCATACTCACCTAGGCCGAGGTTGTAGATGCTATCTATCTCAGGGTTATCGGTTCCCGTTGAGGCCTGCTGTTGATTAGGGTCAATCTGTACCTCACGTGGCGTACCGTCCTCACCCAATATGCGCAGGACTCTAGCTCTGTCATACACTTTCGGGATCATGTCCAAAACAATGCGACCGACTTGTCTAATAGAACGGTTCAAGTTGTCTTGATAATGGAAGTTACCAACCTCGGATTGCTTCTGGCGTAGCAACAAAGCGCGTCCCGAGGTTTCGTTAGACTGATCACCTAAGCTGGGCTGATAGATCCCCATTGACTGCATGATGTCATTCTCTGCGAGTTGCAGAGCCTGCATGATGGCTGGGCTGGCCTGCGGAGGCATAGCGCGCTGTGGTGCGCCGACAGGTGTCCCCGCAATGCTTACGGGATCATACTCAAGATAGGCGAGAGACTCTTTATTAGCACGTCCCCAATTAGGATCACTCTCAAACTGTCCAGCAACCCCGACAAACGGGGCTTTGGGCGCTAGGGCTACATTCTCAGCATTGGCTGAAAGATAGTAGTTGTAGAGCCTCTGAGCGTCCTTAGCATTGCGTACAAGGCCGGAGCGGTAACACTTACCTTGCAGCCAGACCTCATGTCCAACAACGGGCACGATAGGAATGTACTTGGTAGGTACCTCAGTCTGTTCCAGCACCTTATCACCGATGCACTTAGCCCACATGCAGCGTTTGACGAATGTGGAGCGTGTCTGGCCTGATTCTGGGTCTTGTATCTCTGCTGGCTCATGATCTAGCCAGTAATATTCGGCAATGCGTACACTGTCCTTTGTGTACCAGCCCTGCATATCACCGTTGCCAGCCGCGTCGAAGTTAGTCTCGTCTACGTCTGGATATAAGCGCCTGAACTCGTCTTTAGGTATTTCCTCGGCTATGATCGCCCAGCAAGCGTCTGAGCCATCAGGTGACTTGCTATGTGGATCGTAATAGACCTTGAACGGATCAGGAATGCGGTCGATATATATTTCTTGATCGAAGCTAGTATCACTAGACCAGTCATTACGTACTCGGATATAACCAAGGCCAGTATCCACCTGCCATTCAACAGCGGTATCGTATGCTATGGCTGCATTACTATTATCCTGTATGTGATGAGCCAGCCCCATCAAGACCTCTGCTGTCTCTTGATCAGCGCCGTTAGAAGCAGGACGAAATCTGATGCTTGGAGTATTCTGCCTGATCCCGTTTACGACACGATCCCTAAACTGTAGCAGTCGATTGACTACTAGCATGGGCCGCTCTTTACCGGGGCGATTACGGTCATATTTCGCATATTCGGGCCACTGGTCGCCTAGACGCGCAAAACGCACGTCATCGAGCCGATCTTGTCTGTTAACAGATTCAAACTCTACCGCTTGCTGAAAGCGTTCGCGTATCTCCCTAAGTAGCTTTTGCTCGGGGTCTTGGTCAGACCCCCCTAAGGAATCCATCACTGCGTCTGTATCTAGGTTCATAAATCTCTCTCGTTAAGACATCCAAGACCCAGCGCCTTGGTCAAGGCTTCGCTTGCGCTGGATATTATCGTTTCGCATTGAGTCTATGGCTGTGGCCAGATATCTGAATGCGTCAGCACCGTGACTATATTCATCATGTAACGGGCCGGTCGGTTGATTAGTTGTAGCATTGATTGAGCGTCTATAACGCTTTAAGCACTCCTGTAATCGTGCTGTTTTCTCTTTGTCCATCCATACACGCGGAAATAGTAACCTACTCAAGCGTATCCCATGCTCTACGTCACCAATCGGAATCACCTCAACAGACCATCCTAGCTGAGTCATAATCTCTGCGGCTGATTTACCTGTGCGATAGTCCTTGCTGACAGCATCATGCGGTAAGTATACCTTACCCCAGTTATAGGGGCGCTGTTTTAGTGTGTTGCTGTACCAATCGAGCGTCTGATGCGTTTCCTCGATATAGTCAATGATGCGGGCCTCTGATCCAGACTTCTGCACCATGATAATAGTCATTGCGTCATTCCATCCCAAGTCAAACACGCAATGAGTCTTCAGGACTGGATCATGTGATACGCGAGTAACTCTATGGTCATCAATCAATGCTTGGTACTCGTCAGCATAGATAGCCCCGTCAACGACTGTCTTGGGCTTACCTTCCCATATCCACGCATAATCAGCCGCATTGTGCTGCTGGCAATGCAGACGCTCCTGTTCAAGCACAGCGGGGAAATAGGGGTTGTCGTTCCAATTTACCTTAACGACCAAGGCATTATCGGGCGCGTTAACTATAAATCTTTGATATGTGTCATCAGTATCTAGTTCTGGGTTAAGAGAAACCCATATCTCAGAGTTTGGTTTGCGGATAGTTGGCAGCAATATATCCCATGATTTCTTTGAAATCACTTGGCTTTCCTCTGCCCATACTATGTCGATGCCCTCAAAAGACTTAATGCTTTCTACGCTTTGCGTGGATAATCCAGCAAAATAAAACTCTGACCCATTAGAGCATTTGATTGCAGTCTCTGTAACTGTAAACAGCGCCCCAAAGCCAAGCGATTGAATTTGGTCAACCAACAGCTGGTGTACTGATTGCCTGATAGATTTTTGAATTTCTCGACAACACAATATGCGAAGCTGACGCTCTGCCGCTTGAATCAACAATGCTCTAGCGAAGCTCCATGATTTTGCCGACCCCCTACCGCCATAAAATACTTTATAGCGATAGGGTTCAAACAATCCCCTCATTTTAGCGGGAAAGTGAGCGTCAGTCTCTGTCATGCAATAGTCTGATATGGATGCAATGCTTTTTTTGCTTGCAAATAAGCCTCATGCGCTTTTTCTGGTGTTTTATGCGTACCAAGCCTTACGCATTTGCCATCGATGGTAATTTGCGCTCTATAATTTGAACCGTGGGCACACACACCTAACAGACCAACTTTATTTGGGGATCGTGCTTTTTTTTCATTTTGCATATTTTGGCTTCTTGTTGCTTCACGCAGATTTTCTATCCTGTTGTCACCTCTGATCCCGTTAATGTGATCAATGTCATGCTTAGGAAATTCGCCATAGTGAAGCATCCAAATTAAACGGTGCGCTGCATATTGCTTGTACTCGACAGTAATTCTTTTGTATCCATTCCACATCACTCTATACGCAGCTTTCCCTGCTGGACTATTGCCTCTTTGCTTTCTGTTGATCAAATCACCAGTTAAAGCGTCGTAATCAAAAAGCTCTTTTAATCTTGCTTGCGTAATCATATCTACCTCCGGTTTAAGGTCGGCTATAAAAATGCGAGACTGACTGTTAACCGATACAGTCGGGATGCCTCCCTGTCTCGCATACATCTATTTTACATCATTGAACTTAACAGTCACAGAATGTTGAACTGGGCCGCCATCTGAGCCAGTTACTTGACTCTTTACCTCAGAAGGTATGACCTTAGAGACAAGCGATAAATAAGCCTTGGGATTATCTATTGCTTGCTTTTCGAGATAAGCTTGACCACCAACAGCATCGAGAGACGCTATCAGCATGTTTCTCACGTCTGCTGTGGTTTTATTCGGTACACCCTTGACTCTGCCTTTGCCAGCATTAGGTGGCCGTCTAACAGCATTTGCTTCTATTTTGCTACCTTCACCCATTGTTCGCGGCCTCCACTTCATCAGCCATTAGCCATAACCTTGTAGCCAACTCATCTTCAGGCCTCTCCTTCCATTTCTCAATTAAGTTCGCTATGAAAGCTCTATGTCTATCTCGTTCTGCTTCTTGCGCGGCCTCCCACGCAGCCAGCAACCCGTTCCGTAAATTGCCCTGTAATAAGTCGCAAATGTTCTCGTCATGCCATTTGTCAAATTCACTCATTATCATCCTCTTTCACTTGATCAGCCATCATCCATAGCTGCAAAGCTAAATTTCGTGCGGATTTAGCGCTCAGTAAATGAGCCACTATTGATGCATCACTAGTCAATTGCAGCATAACACGCTCTTTTGAATTTGCTTCGCCTGGATTATCAATGTGAAATCCCACGCTACATGAAAGTTCACTCATCATCAGACCTCTCTAACCATTGATCGCAACTATGATCCGCTGAAACCTCAATAGGTTCTTGAAAGTGATCCAGTGCGCAGTTTCCTAAACGATACTCAGTCCTAATAATGTCATAAAACTCACAATACTCGCAAGTCTTATGGATCACGTGTCTCTGTTCCACATTGAACCTCTATATACTTTTCCAGCACATGCTGCGCTTTGAGTAGATCATCAATGCCTCCTTTGTGTCGCCAGCGGGTAATGTACTTTACTATTGTACCCTGAAACCAATCCAGCTCATTTGCTGCAATAAAATCCCACACTTGGATTGGGGTTTGGTAATGACTACCAGCAATCTGTTTATCGTTCGCGCTCATTTATCTCCCGTAAGCCCGCATAACCTTTGCAAGTCCCGGCTTACACTCTTTCAGCTCAGGACATATCCCATTTCTGTACACACAAACCGGAACCATGTGATCTGATAAGGCTGGGTCAACCTTCTTCATCGCTTTCTTCAGCTTCATCCACACTGACACGGTTTCAGGAGCAGAAGCATAACACAATCGCTTCAGGCTCATGTTTATCGCTGCCTGAGCGTTGATAAACATTCCATGATTCACGGGTGTATACCGAGTTTCCTCACCATTGCCTCCGCGATCCTTCCTGT